GGGTTTTCAGCAGGCTGTCCAGCATGCTTTTTGCATCGATCAATGAACTGTCGCTCATGGGTCATTCCTTTCGGATGGGTTGGTGGAACTTCCCATATTACCCGATTGGAATGGCCCGCCTTTTCAGGCGGGCAGCCTAACGTGTCAGTCAACCCCGTGTCTCCCTCTGCCGGTTCCTCTGCCGGCATTTCGCAACCCCGGCCGATTCGGGAACAGTCGGTCGGGGCTTTTTTCTGCTGAGGCGCCGTGGATAAATTCACCGTCGAAGTTCCAACCAAATTCACGCCCGAGCAAGAGCGCTTCCTGCGCAAGCAGTCGGAGCGGCTGGGGTTGAATTCCAGGTCGGCGTACATCCGGCACCTCGTTGATCTTGATCGGCAAGAGAAAGCCCATGACCTCAATCTACTGGCCGATTCGCTGGGCGCAAAGGTAATCCATGAAAGCCCGGAAATCCCGGTGTTTTCCTGTGCGGTTGCGGAGAAACCATGAACTACTACGAGCGCCACCTCGGCGATTACGCCAAGGACACGGGCCATCTTTCGATTCTCGAGCACGGCGTATATACGCTTCTGCTCGACCGCTATTACTCGACCGAGGAAGGTATTCCAGCAGCACAAGCCTACCGGCTTGCTCGGGCTCGCTCTCCGGAGGAGTGCCAGGCTGTGGATGCCGTACTCGACGAGTTCTTCGTCATGGTCGACGGCGTTTGGATCAATCGCCGCGCGGACGAAGAGATTGCAGCCGCCAGGGTGCGTATCACTGCCGCTCAGGAGAACGGTAAGAAGGGTGGAAGACCACCGAAGAAACCCAGCGGGATTGATTCGGAAACCCAAGAAAAACCCAGTGGGTTTTCGCTGGGTTCCGAAAACGAAACCCAGCAGAAAGCTCACCATCTACCATCTACCAATATATTTAATTCTGACGAATTAAATAACGCGGGAGCGAAACGCCCCCGCTTCGACGCCAGCGATCACCTGCAGTCGCTCGGTGTCGATGCGCAGCTTGCAGCCGATTGGCTCGCTGTGCGCAAGGCGAAGAAAGCCGCAACCACCCGCACCGCCATCGACGGCGTAGCGTCCGAGGCCGCCAAGGCAGGCATGCCATTGCCCGAGGTGCTGCGCGTCTGTTGCCGGCAAGGCTGGGCCGGCTTCAAGGCGTCTTGGGACACAGGGCAGGGGGCGCCGCCAGGTCGCCCGACGATTCACGACCAGCGCGCAGCAACCATCGCAGCATTGACCGGAAGGGACAGACGACATGAGCAAAAATCAGCAGAACGTGACATCACTGCCGACTGCGTACGGGTCGCGTAACGCCGAGATCACCGTCGCCGGCGACGGCCGCCCGCCGCTGCGCGAGGATTGGGTCGAGCGCATTTTCGCGGTGCTTGCGGCAGGCTTTGGCCGTCAGTTTTCCGACCAGTGGTCCGGCGTCGATCCGGCCGAGATGAAGTCGCTTTGGTCGCGCAAGCTGGCCGGGTACTTCGACCAGCCGGAGGCGATCCGCAAGGCGCTGGACGAGGCAACGAACGCAAAGTTCCCGCCGAACGTCGGCGAGTTCCTGGCGATCTGCCAGAAGCACTACGTCAGCCGCCGGGCCGATGATCGGTTCCGTGTGCCGCGCGGAACAGGGCGCGAGACGTTCAATCCGGACGTTGTCGAGCGGCTGCGCGACGTGCTGGCCGGGAAGGTTTCCGCATGACCTCGAAGCGGCGCAAGCCTGATGATGACCAGGCGGCCGGTGAGCAGCACGGGCTTGGCTGTTCTGCCAATGGGTGCCCGCTGACCGGCACGATCAGCGACTCGACCGGCGGCGGCAACTGGAAGTGCTGGGCGCATGACCGCCTCGAGGAGGCCAGCCAGTGGCCCTACCTGACACGCGGCATCAACGACAACCGCTGGCTGTTCAACCTGGCCGACCGGATCGCCACGATGCCGCCCTACGACATCGAGCAGAAGGCGGGCGAGGTCGCCAGCTACCTGAAGTCGCGCGACCGTGCCGACCTGTGCCGGGCGAAAAATGAGGGCCAGTGGTCTGAGCGCTGCGCCATCGAGCCGCGCGCAAACTGGACGATGCGGCTGCGCAATGCGGCGTATTCGGCGGCGTTCGAGTACGTCCGGGAAAACTGGAGCCGCGCCGCATGACCCTCGCCCCCTGGCGCCGCATCGGTGAAACCGCGATGTCCTGCCCGCCCTGGCAGGTCGGCAAAGTGACGGTCAATGGCGTGGTCTCCTATGAGCTGTGGCACGAAAAGCAGCCCGGCATGGTCGGCCGCTTCGATTCGTTCGACCAGGCCAAGGCAGCCGCCGAGCGCATGGACCTGGAAGGGTGGCTGTGATGGATTACTCGGACAAGGCCACCCAGCACGAGGAGATGATGCGCGAGATCGCCCTAAAACAATGTTTAAACAGGCCACAGCGCGATTACGAGGCCGAGGTGTGCCACGGATGCCAGTTCGTCACGAAAAGCGCTTACGGGCGCTCCTGTGACGGTTGGCGAGAATGCCTGGAAGACCTGCAGAAGCGGGAGCGGGTGAAATGAGCTTTACGCTGCCGTACCCGCCGAGCGCCAACCGTTACTTGCGCCACACCGGGCGCGGCACGTATCGCACCAGCGAAGCCAACGCCTACCGCAAGCAGGCGCAACTGGCAGCCATGGTCGCCGGTATTCGTGCCCGCCACTTTGGCCCGGTGGCAATCCACGCCACGCTGCACCCGAGGCTGACCAAGGCCGGCAAAGCCAGCGAGACAAGGATCGACCTGGACAACTGCCTGAAGGTCGCCCTGGACGCCCTGGAGGGGGTGGCCTTCGAGAACGACAAGCAGGTGCGCCGGATCTCGCTTGAGGTCGGCGACCCGATTGATGGTGGGGGGCTTACGCTGGAGGTGGAACCATGGCAAAGCTGACGCCAAAACAGGCGCGATTCGTCGAGGAGTACCTGATCGACTTGAACGGTGCAGCAGCCGTCAGGCGCGCCGGGTACAAGCAAAAGCGCCCCGATGCGCTGGCCTATGAGCTACTGAGAAAACCTGAGATTTGCGAGGCTTTGAAGGCCGAGCAGCTCGAGCGCAGCGCCCGAACCGGCATCACCGCCGACCGCGTGATCAAGGAGATCGCCCGCATTGCCTTTGCCGATCCGCGCGCGGTGATGAGCTGGGGGCCGAACGGCGTAACCCTGCGCGAGTCGTCCGAACTCAGCGACGACGAGGCGGCGACCGTGGCCGAGGTGGCCGAGACCTGGACGGACAGCGGCGGCGGGTCGCGCAAGGTCAAGCTGCACGACAAGGTGGCGGCGCTTGAGAAGCTGGCCCGGCACGTCGGGCTGTACGAAGAGAAGAACGCGACAGAGATTCGCATCGAGCGCAGCTACGGGATCTGATGCCGAAGATCATCATTCCGCCGCTCGAGTTCCACCAGGGGCAGCGTACCATCCTGGAAGGGGCAACCCGCTTCAAGGTGGTCAGCGCCGGGCGCCGCTTCGGAAAGACCATGCTGTCGGTCGAGTGGCTCGGCCTGATGGATGGCGGCGCCCTGGATGGCCGCCCGGTCGCCTTCTTCTCGCCGACCTACAAGCTCCTCCTCGATGTCTGGTCGGACATGGAGCGCACGCTGAAGCCGGTCACAGCCAAGGCCAACAAAACCGAGATGCGGATCGAGCTGATCACCGGCGGCAAGGTCGATTTCTGGACGCTGGAAGACCCGGACGCCGGGCGCGGCCGGAAGTATGCCCGCGTGGTCATCGATGAGGCGGCGCACGCCCGGCACCTGAAAGACGCCTGGGAGCGCGCCATTGCCCCGACCTTGACCGACTATGCCGGCGATGCCTGGTTCATCTCGACGCCGAACGGCATGAACTACTTTAACGAGCTGTACCGGCGCGGCGATGATCCGGAACAGCCAGACTGGCAATCGTGGCACATGCCGACAACGATCAATCCGCACATCAGCGCCGACGAGGTGGCGCGCTATCGGGCTGAACTGCCGGAGCTGGTCTTTCGCCAGGAGTACCTGGCCGAATTCGTCACCTTCGGCGCCGGCCTGGTCAAGCCTGACATGCTGCTCGACGGCGACTGCCCGCCCGGCTTGCCGGTCGTCCTCGGTGTCGACCTGGCAATCAGCGAGAAGGCATCCGCCGACTACACCGCCATCGTCGCCATGAGCCGCGATCCGGACTCGGGTACGGTCTATCTCCGCGAGGTCGAGCGCCACCGCTGCGGATTCAACGAGGTGCTGAATCGGATCAAGGCGGCTGCCGCGCGCTGGAATCCGGCATTCATCGCCGTCGAGCAGACGCAATACCAGGCGGCCGTGGTGCAGGAGCTGGCGCGCACGACCACCTTGCCGGTGCGCGGCATCCGGCCAGACCGTGACAAATTGACACGGTTTGCACCGTTGCTGACTCGCTACGAGCAGCGCATGGTGCGCCATGACCCGGCCAGGGTGCCGGCATGGTTCAGAGATGAGCTGCTGTCCTTCCCCGAGGGCGAGCATGACGACGCGGTCGATGCGGCGGCGCATGCCTTCGCCTCGCTGGCCAAGACAACCGCCACCCCGACCATGATGCACGCCGCCCTGCTATGACCGAACTAGACCACACCCTGCGCGTTGTTGAGGCGTCGATGTCTTGTCCTGAATTCAAGGCCCGGCTGCTCTCCATGCTCGCCCGGATGGGGCTGTATCGCGCGCCGCGCTCCAGCCTGTTGCACTACCGGGCGCAGGTTGCCGTCAAGCTGATGGAATCGGCCTCGCGTCCCGAGGTGCGCGACAGCTTACAGCAGCGCTTCGGCGTCTCGCGCCGTTCTGCTTATCGTCTGATCTGCCGCGCCATTGATGTGCGCCAGGGGAAGCTCTTTGACTGACATAAACAAGATTCTCGACCTGACCGCCGAGCAGATCGGCACGCTGACGCGCAAGGCGTTCAAGGATCTGCTCAAGCGGATCAGCGACGGGCAAGACCCGCGCGATGCGATCAGTTCGATCATGCAGGGCTTTGATCCGGCCTACCGCGAAGTGCTGGCCAAGTCCTTCACCAAGGCGCTTGGCGATTTCGTCGGGGCCGATGAGCTGGTCAGCTACCCGGTCGGCGAGGTGTCGCTGTCGCAGGCGCTTTACCAGCATGCCCGCGAAATCTCGGCGGCGGTGCGTCAGATCGTCTTCGAACATGCCGCCGGCTGGCAGGACGCGCGCAAGCTGGCCCTGGACATCTATGAGGGCTATGGCTTCAGGGGCGGCGACGATCCTCTGCAATGGCCGAAGGGTTCCGATAAATGGCCGAAGTACATGCAGCGCGCGGTGGTCACTGACCCGGCTTCGTATCGCGGCTGGCTGAACGTTGCCCGGCAGGGTGTCAGCAGCA